CCACGGGTCTTAAAGCCACCTGGCAAGTTGCTAAGTGTCCCTGCATCAACCAACTGCCTAATGAGGGAAGTACCAGATTTAGCATAAGCACCGATAAGATGAATGAGACCAAAACAATAGAAGCCGAAGCCAGGAATATAGCCGTAGTGAACAAAGTGCTGGCGCTTCTGACGATTTTCGTCATCAGGTTGCCAATTTCTTCTAATCGAAAGAACATTTTGTGTTCCCTTCTCAATAGTTACCACGTATGGGAGTGCGATGCCTGTTGGCTCGCCATCCTCGTCCTTATCTTCAAAACCAGGAAGATCAAGATCAACGTGCATTTCTAAAATCTTGTAGCGGTCATCTGTAGTTGCACGGAAGCCTAGCTTCTCAGCAATCTTCTTCTCTACTTCATCTAATGAAGAATTAGGTTCACCTAAATCAAGATCACGATAAAAACCATTTACTTGTAATTTACGCAATTCGTTTTCTGTCTTGCGCATTACGTGTGTTACACGTGGAGAAGACGCTAAGTCTGATGCGCCGTAAGGCACAACCATATCTTCTGCAGGTATAAACATTGCTACTTGACGACCCAACGATGGATCGTAATAAACTTTCTTAAACGCATTACCAGCTAATCCCAAGCCCCATAACATACGTTCTGTTTCTGGTCTGTACTCAGGCATTGCGTCTGTCAACTGATAGTTCATGTCATCTTGAACACGTTGCGCCGCTGCTTTTTTATCTGGAGTCTCTTTACCAATAATCAGAGTCTTAACAGGACCCATAGCAGGGAAAATTGACATCATTGTTTCCGCTTGGAACTTTACAAGCGCTTCGGAAAGCAGTGGGTGGTAGACACCACATGCGCCTTCCCATGGCTCGGTACGTTCTTCGATCTTCAAACCTAAAAGTTCAAGACCATCTACATAAGTTTGGATCCAATCTTTGCGAGAAGAAACATCTGCATCAAAGTCACCAATCAAATCACCAGCAAGTTCTTGCAATTCACCATCTGTAATGTATTCGGCAAGGTTATCGTTGAAATCTTCTTCGTCACCGTCTTCACCAGGCTCTAACACTACTTCAAGTCCGCCCATACCAATAGTTACTGATTCTGGGTCCTCAATCTCTATCTCAATCGGGGCTTCCATATCTGCAGCTTCGTCGATGCCTATAGGAGCTTGGTAGAGTGCCTTATCTATTGCCATAATTATTCCTTTTTACGCTACTTCTTTTTGTGATCTTTGGATTGCGGTTGATGTTAGAACAAACGCAGTTTTATCAAGCCCATCAATATCCCAATACTGGGTTGGGAGTGTTGCTTTTAAATTTGTTTTTGTTTTGTAAACTTTTGCTACAGTGAAATCATTAAATCGAATAAGCCATGCAACGTCTGTTTCGCCATTAATTGGCTCTCCAAACGCATGTATTAAATCTTCATACATACACTTGACCGTACCTTGCAAAGTAAGACCCTCAACATCAATCCCACCAGGATTAGTGTTGTTTGTAGCAAATATTCCGCTTGGGTCAATTACCATGCTTGTCCTTAATAGTAAGATCTTTTTTTAGATCTAAACAATCCAATTTCTTCGGGTTCATCGTTCGGTAATCTAATGAATCCACCTTGTCTGAACCGCATTAACGCCATTACCGTCGAGTCTACAAGGTCATCATGACTCATAAACGGGAATCCTGCAATCTCTTCTACTACTTCTTCAGCCCAACGAGTCTCAGGGACCCACACAAGTCCCGATCTGATGATGTCTGCTACAGAGTTTAACCGAGCTAGCTTATCTCCACTACCCCTATGTGGTGTATATTCTTGTACAGGCATTCCTGTGCGTCGTAATTCTTGATAAAGAGCAGTTCCAGCAGACTTTTTCTCCACAATAAATGCGTCAGGCTGCCATTCTTCCCACTGTTCCCATGCTAATGTCTTTAACTCTGGAAATTCTAGTCGTTTTTTGATGCTATTGAGCAAAATAATCGCATGTGCGTTCGTTTCGTCATTAAAAAACACGCCCCACGTCGTTATTGCAGTAAAGTCAGCACGATTATGTGTCTCTGCAGCAGCGTCAAGTGACATTATGAGGTATTCACACTGCGGTGGAGCCTCTTGTTTCCACCATTTCCACCATTCTCGCTTAATTACAGAGGCTTCTTCAGCCGTTGGGTTCTGCTGATACTGTGCATTCCACTGGAAAACAGGCATAGATGCCTTAGTTCTACGCAGTGCTTCAAGGGTATATTGCTCAGGCCAGAGCGCCCGCTCCTCTGGGGTTCCGTCGTTAAAGATTGCAGGGAACTCTACCCGTTCATACTGGTCCGCTTCATCATTTTGGACCATATCTCGGATCACTCGACCCGTTAAATCATCCTGGTGCCAACGAGTTTGAATAATTGCCACACGACCGCCAGGCATGAGACGAGTACGAGCACCGTAAGTAAACCACTCATAAGCCTTTTCGAAAACGTCAAAATTCCCGTTGATGATGTCCTGTTCGTTATGTGGATCGTCAACCAAGAGTAAGTCCGCTCCACGACCAGCAAGAGCGGAACCGACACCGCAAGCATAATACTCACCACCAACATTAGTGTTCCAGCGACCAGCAGATTTATTATCTGCCGCCAAAGTGACTGTTGGGAAAATCTGTTTGTAGCTAGGCGTGTCAATTAAGTTCCTCACTTTCCGTCCAAAGTCCACAGCTAGGTCGGTCGTGTGGGAGACCATCAGTACCTTCTTATCGGGGTGCTTGCCTAAAAACCAGGCAGGGAAGTAAATAGATACAAGCTGGGATTTACCATGACGTGGGGGTATGTTCACGCATACACGGTCCTGATTCCCTTCTGCAATATTCATTAGCAAGTCTGCCAATTTGCGGTGATGCTTACCAACCTTATAGTCAGGCTGCATTTTTTGACAGAACGCTATCAAGTCATCCCGACAAGCCTTCGCCCATTTCCTTCTATCTAGTTCATCCGCCACCATGTCCAGCTCCATGGCTTCTTCCTCGGAGAACTTATCCAGATTGTTAGCTAAGAACTCTAGCTCTGTATCTGTCAGTGACTCTAGGGGATTCTCTAGGACTTCACTCATTTCTCTGTTTTGCCCTCGGTATTTTCTGGCTCATCATCAAACTCACCCTCACAAACAGGCTCTGTTTCCGTAGCGGTATTTTCTTCTTCGTCTAGCCCCAGCTCTTTATCCACATCTATAGCCTCCCCGTTTACCTCGACCGCCTTTACGTCAGTCACGTCTTCTGGGTGCATGAGTCTGTGAATCTTGTTACGGATAGAGTCCACCAAGTCTGCAGTAGAGCGGTGGTTGATAGTCACTTCGGACTTCTCGGTAAAGAGTCCAACGTCTGTAATCTTACCCAGCATTTCCAGCGCCCTTAAGCGGGTTCGGTCGTCTGGGGACTCACTATCTAGGATCAGTTTGTTTGTCACAAGAAGTCTAATCTGCATAGCGTTATCCACTACACGAAGAGAATACTCGTCGAGTATCCCTTTAACACTCTTGTAAACCGCAGGTTTTTGGTCTTTTTTGGTTAACTGCTTATTGGCTTTTTCTTCGTTTTCCGCCACAGCATATGCGGCTTTTTCGGCGACAGCCTTATCTTCCTCGGTTGGCTCTGTGTCCAGTTCGAGTAATGCCGCAGTGTTACATGCAGCTTGTGCCTTTTCTATAAAGTTTGCCAAGACGGGGTTGTCGTCAGGAAACGGTATTGCTAGATCAGGTTCTATGTGTAATTGCATCTTGCCTAATGTCCAGACTAAAAGATGTTAATGCGTGAAGTGTACTACAACAATTTATGTAATGCTAATACTAACTACTCCAGTAATACGTAATTTGTTTGTTTCTGGGTTTGGATCTACTCGGTGGCGTAGATAAGAAGGGAATATCACCACGTCATGTTCCTCTGTCTCTAGGTTCCAGTTAGGAAAATAACTGCTGTTTTCTAGTATCGGGGCAAGTCTTCTGCGGTTTTCCTGGAGTAGGGAGTGGTAGACCAGAGCGGTTGAAGGATTGATAAAGGTGGTCGTAGAGTGGTGGTTTTTATCAAACTGCAAGTAGTGAACCATGGAAAAGAAGCTACCTGCATACCCAGTATGGTCATGCGCATTCATGTTCTGGCTACTTTTCATAGCCGTAATATTGTCTATTCCAAACCCCCATTGCACAGGATGGGCAAACTTTAGGGTGTTAATAAACTCAGAAATAATCTTGTGGTACGGGCTTCTTAGGGAAGTTGTATCTATTTCTTTGAACTTTGGATTGTTGTAGTCGCAGTTGGTATGGTGCATGTTTGACACCGAATCCCAAGCATTTCGCTTCGGATCAATCGCATAGTTATGCTCTACATCCTTAATAATCTGGGCACGGTTGTACTCACTTGGATGTAACTTCGTTTTCCAAATAGGCACAGAGAATAGGTCTACTCTTTCCATTTCCAAAAATATACTACAAAAAATTTTTGACCCCTAGGTACTTAAACAAGTGACGGGGGGTGTTCCTATAAAACGTTGTTGCCAGGTAGGTAATTATTTTTACTTTGGGCCGAAACCAAAAAGTTAATCATTGAGCGTGTGAAATAGCATACCAGGTAGCCGACGGAGTCCCATCTGACAAATTCGGGGGGTGGGGGTCTTGCTGTGGCGGGGTATCATTTTGTTAGTAATGTTACTAACAGATATTAAACATTGACATCTTATAGGATATTATCTACAATAGAGTTATCGGTTCGGGCAATTCGTTACGACGATATTTTATAAAGGAATCAAAATGAAACAAGTTAACACTACATCAGCTCTCAACAATCCAATGGCTATCGCCACTCAGGCTTTAGTTAAGGCTAAGGTAATCTCTACTGAGATTGCCGAGAAAGTAACGAGCGGTACTAAAAAGGGCTTGCAAGCGGCTTTGACTAAAAAGCAAGCCGTTGACCTGATGGAATCTCAGGGCTTTAAATCGTATCACTTTGACCTGTCAAATAAGGACAATGCTGAAACTTGCGATTCTCTCAAGCGTGCTATCGCTCTCGGCTTTGACCTCGGCGCTCAGGCTTTACTTGCCAAGGAAACCAAGGTTTTAAGCGATCTCGAGAAAGCTACCAAGCGAGCTTTGCAACAACAGATTGGCTCAGAGTTTGCTTACTATCGTCGGGCTTTGGTTGAGCGTGAGCGTATCGCTATCGAGGGTAAATCTACTGAGAAAGCTACCAAGGTTCAAATGTATTTCAAGGATTTACAATCAGCCCTTGATCGTTTGACTGATCTCGAGAATATCCCGTTCGATCTAGTAGCTCATAAATCAGCCCTTAATAAGTTAATGGTTGACAAAACCAAGTAAACCAAGCGGGGAAACCCGCTTAACTTATAAACCCGCTTCGGCGGGTTTTTTTGCGTCTACGTTTTGCGTTGGTTTCGGCTTAATATCTCAACCCCTCTTTTTCTACCCCGTTAGTATTGTTACTAACAAGGGTTTACCCTATGATGCCAGTGACTTGGAGTAGCGAGTCGCACAGGGTCGTTGCGTGATGCGAAGTTAAACGTTGTTAGTAATGTTACTAACATTGATGCCAGTGACTAGAAGAAGTGTGTCGCATAGGGTTGCTGGCTAACCTTAGGGTTAACCCTGCTATTGTTCGGAAAGGGGTTGTAATGTTCGGGGTATTGTTCGGACGTAAGTCCTTGATTTATAAGTTTTGTTCGTAATGTTCGTAATGTTCGGGCTTTTTGGAGAATGGGTGGCAAACAAAAACTAAAAACGAAAATGCAGAGAGATTCCCCTCTTCTTTTTTAAAGTCAAGGACTCTAAAATCCCAAGAACAATACGAACATTCCGAACATTACTTTAGAATCATATACTTATAACAACTACAAATAAAGAACAATAGGTTCAAATACTCTTTAATACCATTTACTTGACTTTGATAGTTATATAGGTTATAATTTATATATGGTCGAGCAATATTCAATTTCGTCCATAAGGTTCTGCTGTTAGTAACATTACTAACACAGGGCAAACAACTTAACAGGAGATACACAGATGAGCCAAGTACGCACAAGCAACAAGAAAGCACGGATGCAAGTCCAAACGCTACAACCATTCAAAGCGAGCAATACCTTTGCCGAATACAAAGAGCCACAGG